AGCAGGAGCCATCTCTTTGATTTCCTCTAGCACTACTTCAGCTACACCGGTGCCGAATACTGCACTGTTAATTAAACATTCGCCCACTTGTTTGCGAATCTGTGTTTTTTCAAAATCCTCATGCAGTTTTGTCCGTAAATACACGACATCTTGCGACTCAGCATCGCCAAGTTCATCCGTAATATCAAAGTATTTGCCTCTACCAAAGGTGGCCTCCTCAATCTCAGCTACACTAGACTCTACAGCCTGCTGTAATGCAGGGGAAATAATACGTGAACGCTCACTTTTGCGCTCCATGTCCTCTGCGGCCCAGATTCCACGCCACAAACGGTAAAATTCTTCAAATCTTTCCGCATAATTAGACTCATAGTGGTCTCTCCATGAGTCACACTTAGCCATTACCCAGTTTTCTAGGTGTTCATCGCTAGATAGAACGTCGTTGTCGCCATAATCCATACTGTTTACCCTTAACGTGAGCGTTTAGTCTTAGAAGCAATGCGTTTAGGCTGCTTACTGTGCTGTTTACCGGCCTTTGTGTCTTTTCTTTTCTTTCTGGTGGTGGCTGCGTACTCTTTAGATGACAAAGATTTGATTGCTTTCTCTGGTAAGTAACGCTCGCCTGTAGCTTTTGAGCCTTGAGTGCTAGGCTTTCCTGACTTTGTACGCCACTTTTGCTTAGTCCACTTCTTTAAGGACTGTTGTGACTTAGAAAGAGCCATTATTTAGCTCTCTTTTGTGCAGTCTTGCTTAGTTCTTTGAAGTGATACAAGCGTTGACTGGTCTTGCCATGAGACTTATGCGTATGCAATTGTCCGTTTGGCATCTTGTGAGTATTGCCTTTCCATTCTTTGCCTTCTTTGGTATAGTGTGATACACCCTTCATTATTTGTATCCTCCACCTTTTGCTTTGTACTCTTTTGCAAGCATCTGGGCTTTTCTCGCACTCCATTGTCCGGGCTTACCACCTTTGCCACCTGCTTTAATTTTATTAAATAGGTTCTTACGCATAGTGGGCTTGGTGTAATTACCGGCTTCATTGACTCTTGACTTTGCCATGTTAATATCCTGTTACAACGTCTAAGACCTCAAGATCATCAATCTCAAAGTCATAACTGTAGGCTACTTTAGCTAGCTGGTCTGTGTACGCAAAAGCATCTACAAGGTCATCATGTGTCAATGGGTCAGGAAACTGAAACAGTTGATCTAAAAACTTACTATTCCACTCACCCTTGCCCAAAGTAATCTGACCATTTTCAAATCTACCCTGTAGTGCCCACATGATTCTGTCTGTCTTCTTACGGTTGCCGTGGGTTAGTTCTTCCACAACAAAGAATCTACCGTTCTGCTTCATCATATCCATTAAGGGTGACATGACAGCCTGCTTAGAGATACCACGCTCTATGCCTACACTGATGGGCCTGTAGTCCCGCACAGCCTCAAATATCTTCCTAGCTGTTTCCGCTAAATCCCATCTACCGTGTATGATGTTTTCTAAGTGCCAACCATTTTCATTGACCTTCACTACTGCAATTGCAGATTCATCCAGCTTAGAGTTTTTAGTTCTTTTCTTACTTACGTCCTCAAAGCCAGCTAAGTCAATGCTGATGTAGTAGTCACCTATGTCAGGTGTCTCATCAAACACAACCCAGTCTTCCTTAAACATCTCTGAGCCTCTAGCTTCAAAGGATGCCATAAACTCTTGACGGAAGGCGTAGGATGACATAGACTTTTTAGCTAGGTCAATCTCGTCTGGGTCTAACAACTCGTTGTCATAGCTTGTAAAGTGCCATGACTCATAGGACTCATCGTCCTCTAGCTCTGCGTACTTGTACAGGTCGTAGAAGTGATTACGGCCCATAGGCGTACCAATAAACAGCGCAGCACCCTTTTGGTCAGCCAAGGCAGGTCTAAGGATCTGCTCAAAGACTTCAGGCTTCATGTCTGCGTACTCGTCCATCACTAGGAACTTTAGTGATACACCACGCATGGTTTCAGGTCTATCGGCACCTTTGAGGCTGATGGTTGCACCGTTGACCAGTTTAATCTGTAGGTTGTTTATGTGACTAGAGGTTACAACAGGGTGCGCCAGCTCCAATAGTGTTTGCCACATGATGTCTCTGGCCTGTCCCTGTGTTGGAGCTACATAGAACACATGGCCCCTATCTGCCTGAAGGGCGTTAACAATTAACATCCAAGCAGCTAGTCTTGATTTACCTGTACGTCTACCAGCAGCTACAATCTTAAATCTGGTGTCGGATGACCAGACTTCCTTTTGCCAATCCAGTAGTTGTATGTTAAGATCAGTCATTACTTCTCAGTAGTGTTGTAACGTCTACCTTCCCAAGTAAATGTCTTGTTCCCTTTTGCTTTAGCTGCTCGTTGCGCTGCTCTAAATGACTTAGCTGACTCAGTGTTTCTTTTGTAAGTAGGGTAGTCAGAAGGATTAGTACGACCACCTGAAGGCTTAGACGCAGCTTTTCTTGTTCCTCTAGCAGTACCCTTACCCTCATTTTCTTTTTCTAAAAGTTTTTGAGTACCTAATGTTCCTGCTAAAGTCAACCCAGAACCTACAACTCCGCTTTTTCTTTGACCTTCACGATAAGTTCTTTGATTTTTAGTAGCTTTCTCTGTACGTTTTTGCTGTTCTTTTTTAGGAGTCTTTAAATCTTTAATATGCTTTTTAGCTTCGTTTACAGCTTTAACACCATATTTTTTAATTGCTGCTGGTATCCCGCTAGACGCTATAAATCTTGCTACCGCTGCTGCTGCTGGTAATGCCATTAAAGTTTCCTTATTAGGTTAGTCGTAAAAGTATTTAACTACATACTCATCAAGATCTTTTTCCTCTAAACACTCATACTCAGCATCTAAATCAGGATCTCCGTCCCAGTTTAGATCTTCTTGTTGCGCTAGAGTCTTTAGGTATTCTTTGTTAGTGTTCACTAACTATACGTCCACATTACAGGTGTATCAGTAGCTCTAATATCTACATGAACAAAAGTATCTGCTACACCAATGCCAGTAAAGCCTAACTTAATAGCATTCTTTACTATAGTGTATCTTTGTAGTCCAGAGTATTCTACAGCTATGTCTGCTGCAATACCCTGTGCGTGTGTACCTGGAGTTTTTTTCTTTTTTTCAATAGGATGGTCAGGTGATCTATAGCCACTTGTGATTACAAAAGGGAAACCACAGTGTTCTCTAAGCTCATCTAGTGCAAAGATCAATTCTTCTTCAATCTCATTCTCGCCTGTGGCTTGACATACAAACTCATCCCTACTGAAGTACTTAAACATCTGTGTATTCTCCTTCTATAGGGTCCTTAGGTGTAACATCAGTCTCAACTGAGCCACTACCTATACCTGAGATTGTAATGGATACTGCTGAGCGCCCACCGGCACTATCTTTCTCAAAGTAACTCAAGGGCAGCATACGATCCATAACTAGCTTCCAAGCTGCTGCTTGATTCTTATGGTCATCATTTAGTGCTGCATCGAATATACTATCTAATACTTTACGAGACTTAGGACTAGCTAACATCCTAGCTTTATACTCATTGATAATTGAAGCATCACCTTTAGGTCTACCAACCTTACCTCTAGAGCCGCTAGTCTTACTGACTACCTCTCCTTTCTTTGGTCTACCTCGCTTACGCTTAACAACTCCGTTGTGCGCATCTTGCTGCTTAGGAGGATCATCTTGATTATCCATAATGTATTTACCTTAACATTCTTTAAGATACCTATTTATTATAGCATATTTTTGTGTATTTGTCAAGCACTTTTATTGTTATTTTCTTGACTTGATCTAAGTTTTAACTTTTCTTGTGTATTCAAGAGGTTACATAAGTTAGTAATTGCTTACTTTTTTATTATTTTACTGTAGTTTTCTAATTTTTACTTTTGAGTACTGGAGTGCCTACTACAATAATTATCAGTAGCCACAGGTGCCCCCCGTACCTTTATCGTTAGCCCCATGCCTCAACAGTTAGTCTTAGGTGCACACCAGAGTACAACAGTTAGACTTAGGGGCGCGAGGTAGTCTAATGGTTTGCCTTGAGTGGACTTGAGAGAACTTGAGAGTGTGAGAGTCTATATAGTACCCAATGAGGTAGTGCCATTGTCCAACCACTGTCAAACTTGTGTTGTCTTTAAATCCTTGCGTTTGTGTTAGTGCTCCGGCATCATGGCTGCACATTCAATAAACAAGGTAATAAACAAATGACAACACGACGAACCAAATATTACAGTACTTATATGTATGTGACTAAGGAAGCCACAAGCGCCAAGCATGTAATCAACAACAAAGAACTAGCACAATTTCACTACTTCAACCCCAATGGCTTAGAAGAGCGCCGTATCAAGAACAACAACCGCATAAGCGGGCTTATAAAAAAAGGTGTTGTTAAGTCAGGAATGAGCCATGCCTATGGTTGGCTCGGCTCTACTTATTACGCTGATTGCCTGCGTGATTTAGCCTTGAAGAAAAGGGTAAATGGTCGAAAGCTTAGCGTGATTCTTGAGCTGCTAGAGGGGCAGGTGAAGACTCAAGAGCAAAAGATAGCGGAAGCCATCGCCTAGTGCTCTATAGATGGCCCTTGTATTCAGGGGCCATCAGTGGCAACACTAGCCAAACCAAAGACAACAATGGAGAAAAACAATGACCTATTTGAAATGGAAAGAACGCAACGTGCATTATGTGCTAATTGATGACGAGGGCGATATATACGCTGAAGTCACACTGCCTGACAACTCCACGCTAGGGGCACGTGAAGCTATCATTGGCGCAATGGCTGCAAGTACTTATACTAAGTGGTCAGAAGCTACTGAATACAACCATGAAGGATAGGAAAGCGACGAGGAATTTAGTGCTCTATAGATGGCCCTTGTATTCAGGGGCTATCAGTGGCAGCATTAGCCAATCACAACACAACAAAACAGGATCAAACATGCCTAAACTATTAGGAGCAAAGCTCAAAGTTAAATCAGCACCAAAGCTCAATGGTGTTGTACTGTATGAAGGCCCGAGTATACTAGATGGCGCACCAATAGCCGTCATTGCTACACTTAAGTCGTCTAACGCCAAAACTGGTGACATGGTGCAGACGTGGATCATCCGTAGCGATATGCACCCATTGGAAGCCTTAGACCTTGGCGCAGACTCGTCTATTTGTGGTAATTGTGTTCACCGTCAAAGCACTGGCGGCGCGTGCTATGTCAACATAGGCCAAGCACCGGCAGCGGTATATCGCACATATAAGGCTGGTAAATACCCCACGTTTAACCTAGCAGATCATGCTGCACTGTTTACCGGTCGCAAGGTTAGACTTGGCGCGTATGGCGATCCAGCGGCAGCCCCGTTTGCTGTATGGCAGACAATCGCAGACTTGTGCATAGGACACACTGGCTACACTCATCAAGCCCGTCACAAGGCTTTCGATGCTCGCATAGCATCTTTGTGCATGGTGAGCGCCGATAGCCCAAGGCAGGCCACTAAATACCAGCAACAAGGCTTTCAGACTTTCAGGGTAGCTATGGCTGGCGATTCGCTAATGAATGGCGAGGTCGAATGCCTATCAGATAGTCAGGGCTTATCGTGCTTGCAGTGCGGCTTATGTGATGGTACAAAACAGTCTGTAGCCATTACAGTGCACGGCACTAGGGCTGCAAACTTCAACACGGCATTAGTGCCAACGATTAACATTTAACAACAAAAGGGAAAGCAACCATGTCAGAGGAATACAAATTCGCTCACTTGGAATACAAAACAGCCTTGCAGCGCTTAAAGAAGGCAAACACAATTGAAGAACTTAGCCGATTAGATCGTAGCTTTGAGCGTGTCTATAAAGCCGGTTTTTTAACTGTCAACGAATATAGTAGACTAGTGACAAAACTAGCCGATAAAGAAGTGAAATTGGAGCTAAAAGCATGGGAGGTAGACCAATGAAAGAGTATGTTGTAGTTAAATTTAGTGAAGCCGCAAGCTCCACAAAGGAAGGACAGTACAAAGCATGGGCATCTTACGATGGTGATATATGGGGGTCTCCTCTATATGAGGTTATTGACTACTACCCCACATATAAAAAAGCTCAGGAAGCTATCCGAGACATGAAAAAACTGTAAAACAACAAAGGAAGCATAAAATCATGATTTACTACGTAAACGCAAGACTGCAAGACGGCAGCAAAGACCTTTACAAGTTTAGCACTGAAGAAAAAGCAAGAAACTGGTGCTATAACGTAGGCTGGGAAGACGACAGATATTATCATTTGCAAATAGTAACGGATAATGGTAATACTTTAATCGCTAACATACCGACAGGGACATAAAACCATGATCAGAACCGCAACAAACACACTAGGCGACACATTCGCCACCATTGAGACAGTAGACAGCGCAGCGGGGCCATTCTTCAGCATAAGACTTGAACGCGAAGAGCTGCCGAACATGCGCCTACAAATAGCCCACAGCGACATCGAGCGAAAGACAAAGGAAGGAATTAGCGATGCCGAGGTGTTAGAACGTCACCTTGCACAATCTCTGGCTCGCTTTGGGTTTACTAAGGAGGATTTAAAGTGATGCGAAAAGACTATACAAAGACCATACGCGAAGAAAGAGAAGAAGAAAGAAGGCAAGAAGCAATCTATAGAGCAACGACAAACGGTAGCGTCATGCTGTCCAGTGTCTTGTTTGTTTGGATTGTCTGGACTATGCTAATCGGACTCACTAACTAAGGAGCAAAAAAAGATGGATTTATTTAATACATTGGGCTATGCCTTCGGCAACATAGACATAGCAAGAGAACGCGCAGACACCCAGGCAATTGAGGATCTGTACGGCGCAGAAGGCTCCACAGAGCCTGGGGAGTACGTGGTTACTGTCGAATTAACAGTGAGAGCTTACAACCTAGAGGAAGCCAAGGAGCTGGCAGAAATAGCCAACGGAAAAGCAGAAGTTATACCGGGCGTTTTAGACAGTGATATTATAAAAGCGGAGCAGATATAACGATGGAGAAATACTTATCGACAATAATGTGCTCAAATTGTGGTATACTCAAACCCAGAGAACTACTAGCAAAAAACGATGAGGCGCTACAGTGCGTCTCGTGCTACATAGGAAAAAAGAAAGTAACCCGTAAGGAAAGAAAGCAATGATCTACAGACTACGCAAAGAAAAAACTCGCTATGGCCTCACAAAAGGCCGATCTTATACAGGCTTGCACCTTGGCTTACGATCATGGTACATACCACATGATAAGTCATTGTCTGGCTTGAGGATAAACGACTGGCACGGGCGGCCAACTGAGGTGGTGAAATGAGTACAACACACTGGCAGGAAGACGTAACGGATGACCAAGAACCAGACCCAGAGCAACAGAGGCGTGACATGATAGTTAACACCTTGAGTGAGTACAGGCTCAACGTAATGGCTGTCACAGAAATGTTAGCCATGTGCAGTGCCTACCTACACGATGACCTTGAAAGTCGCTCTACGGATGATCTAGAGGCTATGTACGCGCAATTGGTAGGCAATGAGTCACAGGAGGTGCATTAACATGCGATGCAAGGCATGTGATGCACTCATGGAGGACACAGACAAAGGTGAGCTATGTCACCCATGTAACGTGGAGTCGATCAAAGCTAGATTCCCAGAGCAAAAGGTGCAGGAAAACGATGTCCAAGAATTGTATAACAAACTTTTAGAGGTAAGGAGGTTGACACAGGGAAAATAATGCTATACTAGTACTCTAAAGAGAACAAAGGTAAACATTATGTTAATCATTATGATATATCTTAAGTTTTCTTTAGTAAACTAAAGTAAATCATAGAGGTAGACAACATGGCAGTAGTAAGTGGAAAAGCAGCATTCGCTCACTTGGACAGCACAGAGGTGTATAACGGACAGGACACGGGACGGTATACCCTAACTGTAACCTTGGACGATGACAATGCACAGATCTTGTCTGAACAAGGTGTAAAGCTGAAGGACTACAACGGAGACAAGCAACGCAAGTTTGCTAGTAAGTTCAACGTCAAGGTGATTGACGCTAACGATCAGCCTTTTGTGGGTAACATCCCACGAGGTTCTGTGGTACGCCTAAGCTATAAGACAGGCACTCCGCACCCTGTACACGGCACTCCTACATACCTGAATGCTATCAGGGTGGTAGAGGTAGCCGAGGACAGTAACGGAATAGATGAAAACCTATAAGCACCAAAAGGATGATCCCTTTGTAAGGCATGAGCCGTGCCCCAAGTGCGGCTCTAGGGATGCACTGGCTCGCTATAGCAGCGGGTCAGCGCATTGCTTTGCAGCAGGGTGTAATCATCACGAACACTCAAATGGCAATGTAGTAACACTACAGCCCCAACCAAGGAGGCCATTAGAAGATATGACATCATCAGGTGTTGTTGCAGCTATACCCGACAGAAGACTTAGCCAAGAGACTTGTAGAAAATACAACGTCATGGTGGAGTACAATGCAGCCGGTGAGATAGCAAAGCACATATACCCCTACTACAGCACCGACAGTGACGAACTAAAGGCCACAAAGGTTCGCCATGTGAAAACCAAAGACTTTCACGTTACAGGCGATATAACCACCAATGTGGGCTTATTTGGTCAACAGACTTGCAAGGGTAAGGGTAAGTACATAACCATCACAGAAGGCGAGGTAGACGCTCTCAGCGTGTCTGAGATGTTTGAGCGCAAGTGGGATGTAGTCTCATTGCGCAGTGGTGCATCATCAGCAGCTAAGGAGATAAAGGAAAACCTAGATTTCCTAGAAGGTTACGACAACGTGGTAGTTTGCTTTGATGGTGACAAGGCAGGGCAACAGGCCGTAGACGACATCAAGGACTTGTTCTCACCAAGTAAGCTAAAGATAGTAAAGCTACCATTGAAGGACGCTAACGAGATGTTAGTAGCCAACAAGGTTAGAGACTTTACCGGCGCGTGGTGGAATGCCAAGGTATATCAACCTGACGGCATTGTTCAGGGTAGTGATACGTGGGATGCCTTGACCAACAAGATCAAGGTAAAGTCAATACCTTATCCTTGGCAGGGCTTGAACGTCTACACCAAAGGCTTTAGACCATATGAGCTAGTGACGATAACGTCAGGGTCGGGCATGGGCAAGAGCCAGATGGTGCGGGAGTTAGAGTACTATCTGTTAAATGCCACAGAGGACAACATTGGAATCCTAGCATTGGAGGAAGATGTAGCAAGGACAGCACTGGGAATCATGTCAGTACACGCTGACTGCCCACTACACCTTGAGGAGGATCTTGATACTGACATGGCATTCCCTATCTGGGAGGAAACTCTAGGCACAGGCAGGTACTACTTGTTTGACCATTGGGGTAGCACCAGCGAGGACAATCTGTTAGCCAGGGTCAGGTACATGGCTAAGGCTTTGGACTGCAAGTGGATATTCCTAGATCACCTGTCCATTGTTGTGTCAGCACAGGATAACGCTGATGAGCGCAAGGCCATTGACGCTATTATGACCAAGCTACGGTCACTGGTGCAGGAGCTAGGCGTATGCTTGTTCCTTGTGTCACACCTAAAGCGTACCCAAGGCAAAGCACATGAAGATGGTGGGCAGATTAGCCTAAGTGAACTAAGAGGCTCACAGGCTATCGCTCAGCTATCCGACATGGTGATAGGCTTGGAACGTGACCAGCAGGACGATAACCCTGAGAAACGCAATACAACTACAGTGCGTGTTCTCAAGAATCGGTACTCAGGTTTAACAGGCGCTTGTTGCTACCTAAAATACGATAACTTTACTGGTAGAATGGTAGAGACTAGCAAGCCAAAGGAGGATGCAGTCAATGAGCTATAAGCCTATGTTTCTTGACATAGAGACGAATGGTCTTGACCCTGATACCATATGGGTAGCTGTGACTATGCAGGACGATGTAGTACATGCTCACTATGATCGTGACAGTCTCTCACAGGCTCTCACAGGAGACTTTCCTGTAGTAGGGCATAATCTGATAGGCTTTGACCTACCAGTGCTGGACAAGCTATGGGGCATCACAGTGGACAGAAGCAGAGTCAGGGACACCTTGGTGTTATCAAGACTTGCTAATCCCCAACGTGAAGGTGGTCATAAGCTAGCAGTATGGGGCGGTAAAGGAGACCATGATGACTGGACATGCCTGTCAAAGGAAATGGTGGACTACTGTGTGCAGGATGTCCATGTGACAGCTAAGGCATACTATAGTCTAAGATGGGAGTTACGCAACTTCAAGCAAAAGTCCATTGACCTTGAACATGAAGTACAGTGGATCATGCAGGAGCAAATACGCAATGGCTGGCTACTGGACTTACGACATGCTATGGACTTACTGGCTACTTTGAAGGAGCGCAAGCTGGTTGTTGAGGACGAAGTACACAAAGTATTCAAGCCCAAGTGGGTTGACGTTAAGCAGGTAGTGCCGAAGACTAAAAAAGATGGCAGCTTGTCTAAAGTTGGACTCACTGACGATGAATACCAACAGGTACAACAGTCAGGTGATAGGTCTCCCTTTATGCGTAGAGCATTGAAGCCATTTAACCTTGGCTCAAGACAGCAGATAGGCGAGTACTTGATTGACTTTGGATGGGAGCCTTGCAAGCTAACGCCTACAGGTCAACCAATGGTAGACGAAGCAGTGCTGTCTACTGTCAAGGACATACCACAGGCAGCGTTGATTGCTGAGTACCTTATGTTACAGAAACGTGTAGCACAGGTGCAGTCATGGGTAGATGAAGCTGACCCAGACACAGACAGAGTGCATGGCTACGTTAACACTAACGGTGCTGTTACTGGTCGTATGACACACTCTAAACCTAACTTAGCCCAAGTACCGGCAAGCTACTCACCGTATGGCAAGGGATGCCGACAGTGCTGGGTTGCCAGAGAAGGCTACAAACTTGTAGGGTTTGACGCTAGTGGCCTTGAGCTACGCATGTTGGCCCATTACATGGACGATAAGGAGTATACAAATGAAGTCATTAACGGAGACATCCACACTGCTAACCAAAAGCTTGCAGGACTTGAATCAAGAGATCAAGCTAAAACTTTCATCTATGCACTGCTCTACGGCGCTGGAGACGCAAAACTTGGTACGGTGGCAGGAGGAGGCCAGCGGGCTGGTAAAGGGCTTAGAAGACGATTTATGTCTAATCTCTCAGCATATGCAGATCTTAAAACAAGAATTGTCAGAGAGTCAGAGCAAGGAACTATTGAAGGCTTAGACGGCAGGCTGTTACATATCAGATCAGCACACTCTGCACTCAATACTTTACTGCAAAGTGCGGGTGCAATTGTTATGAAAAAAGCATTGTGTTTGCTGGAAGAATATGCTACACTGTGGAAACTAGACTATTACTTTGTGGGGAATATCCATGATGAAGTACAAGCAGAAGTTAGAGCAGATCACGCAGACAAGTACGGAAGACTCGCAGTCTCCTGCTTGGAAGCAGCGGGAACTGAACTGGGACTCAACTGTAAGCTCACAGGAGAGTACAAAGTTGGAAGTAGTTGGGCAGAAACACATTAAAAGTTGCGTTGACTGTGGGGTAGAGCTAATAGCAGGTAAAAACTGTGTTTTATCTTCCTTTAACAAAAGACATTACATTTGCAAGTCATGTGCTAGTAAAAGGGGTAAAAGGTACTACCGAGCTAATTCTAAAAGATGCATAAGCAGAAACAATAAAAGAATGTGGGTCGACGGTAAATATATACCTCTCACACACCCATTACATAAACCCGGACGCTATAAGTCCTTTGGTGATGCAGCCTTTGAGTCTTTAGATAACTACACTACTTCAAAGCAAGGACAAGTGTACATCCTGCACAGCCCTGCTTATCCTAGCTGGGTTAAGATAGGCATGGCAGTGGACGCAGAGGACAGGCTAAAGCAATTTCAAACAGGTAGCCCATACAGGGATTACATCTTGATAAAGGCTTATGACACCGATGACAGGCGTAAAGCAGAGAGTGAGATACATGAGTTACTTAAGAAAACTCATGGCAGTAAGAACGAATGGTTTGTAATCGCTGCCCCAGTAGCTAAAGAAATACTAGATGGATACTTCAATGAAGACAACTAACACCCTGATAGATGACATTTATGCTTTGGTGAAAACTAAAACACCGGATAGGTCAGTGGACGCTGAACAAATCATAGATGACTTTGGTGAAGCGTGTAAAGATCTTATGCGTAAAGAGTTTACCAGCCGTGGTAGCTTCGATGGGCGCAAGTTGCGTATGTCCAACATAGGCAAGGACGATAGATACCTTTGGAACCATTACAACAATGTGGGACCGAAGGAGAAGATGCAGCCACATACCCTTGTGAAGTTTATGTACGGTCATTTGATTGAGGAAATGTTGCTCCTGTTTGTACGTCTAGCTGGTCATACAGTGACACATGAACAAGCACAGGCAAACGTGGAAGGTATCTCAGGTAGCATGGACTGCAAAATTGACGGCATAGTCACTGACGTTAAGTCAGCCAGTAGCTATGGCTTCAAGAAGTTCAAAGACGCTACGCTTGCATTTGATGACCCCTTTGGGTACATAGATCAAATCAAAGGATACGCTAAGTCTGAAGGTGAGACACAAGTAGGCTGGCTGGCTATGGACAAAGCTAACGGTCACTTGACTTACCTAAAGTATGACCTAGAGGACACACAGGCACCTGTCTACGAGGTTCTAAAGAAAGACATTACAGAACGTATCGTTCACATAAAAGAGATGGTACAGCAAAAAGAACCTCCTGAACTATGTCATCAGCCTGTGCCTGATGGTAAGTCAGGCAACATGAAGCTGGCTACAGGTTGCTCTTACTGTCACTTCAAACATGCTTGTTATCCTGAACTACGTACCTTCCTGTACTCTACAGGGCCACGATACTTAACGGAGGTGGTAAATGAGCCTAAAGTCCAAGAGATTACGTAGGGCTAGTATCTACAGGTCTGGCCTTGAAAAGAAGTTTGCTCAGCTATTGCCAAAGCGTAGATACCTGTATGAGCCATTCGACGTACCTTACGTGATGCACAGGAAGTACAAACCGGACTTTGTTGACAAGAAGACAGGCGACTACATAGAAACTAAAGGTTTCTTTAGGACAGGAGACACCCAGAAGTACACCTCAATACGTGATAGTATAGACCCGATAAAACTTATTTTTGTACTGTCTGATCCTAACAAGAAAATACGAAAAGGAGCGAAAATGACGATGGGACAATGGTGTGACAAAGAAGGATTTGAGTTTTATACAGTAGATGGGTATGTGGATTATGTCACTGACAATGGATGAGACTAAAGAACGGATACTCTCGCGTTATGACGCTGAAGACTTGTTAGAAGCTTTGGACATATCCGCTGAAGAACTGCTTGACAGGTTTGAAGATAAGTTTATTAACCGCTTAAACTTTTTTGAAGAAGAAGTAGATGAAGATGAAGTAGAGGTAGAACAAGATGAGTATTGAGGATAACATTTTCGTTTCTTTCTCAGGGGGTAAAACAAGTGCATATATGTGCAAATGGATACAGGAGAATCACAAAGAAAACAACTTAACTTTTGTTTTTGCAAACACTGGACAAGAGCATCCTAAAACGTATGAGTTTATCAGGAATGTAGTAGATTACTTTGAGATTGATCTTAAAGTCGTAGAAGCTAAAGTTACTGATAAGGGCACGAAGCATACTCTAGTAACTTTAGATTCTTTATGCACCGATGGTTCTCTTTTTGAGGACGTTGTAAAAAAATACGGAATACCTAATCAAGGATACCCTCACTGCACTAGAGAGTTAAAACTACAGCCTATGAAAAGCTATGTTAATTCTCTTTTAGGTAAAAATAATTACACTACAGCCATAGGAATCAGAGCTGATGAGATAGACAGGATGAACAGTAATTATGAAAAGTTAAAATACTACTATCCTTTAGTAAAACAAAAGATAACCAAGCTAGACATTAACAATTACTGGGAAGCCATGCCTTTTACATTAGAGATCCCAGAACACTTAGGGAACTGTACTTGGTGCTGGAAGAAAAGTTTTAAGAAACATCTAATGGTTATTGAAGAAATGCCAGAAGCCTATGATGTTCCTAAGTATTTAGAAGCCAAATACAAAATAAACAACTTGGAAACTCAAAAAAGAAAAGGAAACACTCAAATATTCTTTAGAAGTCAGATGTCCGCTAATGATTTATTTGAGCACTACAACAAGACTAAACTTACGGAAGCTATACAAGAAGATTTATTTGATAATTAT